GGGTAGGCGTAGCAAGGAGTTTCGGTCTTGGTAAAGATGGTCTCTGCCTCCTTCATACCATTACCATAATCCTCACTCACTTCCCCATAATGAAGTTGGCGGTTATCAAACTCGTGCCAGATGGTCTTAGGAAAATCACCAGAGTTATCTACCTCACTGGTTTTCTTCTTGTATTTCTCATCAATAGCGAATGTGCCAGTAGAGAGAACACGATACCACCACTTCTCAACAGAGTGCCAATTCTTCATAATCTGTCCAGATACGAACTCAGTAAGCGGAGGGTTCTTAGGATTAAAGTTGCTGAGGTCCCACTCAAACAATACCTTAGCGAACGCCTCTGCTTTCTTCGGGCAAGTTCCCTGACTGCTGTTCTTGGTTCCAGAGATGTTCTGGAAGTAAGCAGTATGCTCAGGGGTCTTTTGCCTGCCTGCCCAAGTATTATCAAGTTCCAGACCAAAGGACCTGCGGTCGCCCTCACGAGCAGAGCAACACCTGTCCTCATTGGAACTCATACAAAAGGCAGTCGTATTCTTGATGTTATGAGCAACCCTGTATTTCTCAGTAATCCTGACTTCTGGTTCGGTGATAAGACCTTTCAGTTTATTGCCGTGTTGGATGTTTCCACCCCATACGACCTCATCACCATTGATAAGGAGGCGACCTTCTAAGATAGAATTGTAGTTTCCTACCAACTCATTGATGTCGCTAATCTGGGCATATAGACGATTACCCAGAATACTCCTCATAAAGTCAAAGACAATACCTTTACCAGCGCCCTCCTTGGACTTGACACATACCAGACAACCTACCTTGATGTGAGGTTTCTGTAAGATATGCGCAAACCAACTCATAGTGAAGTTGTAATGTTCTTCATTACTCTTACACCAGATATGGCGGATATGGTCGGTAAGACCAGAACACTCAATCTCCGCCTCTACCAACGGAATGTCGGCAACATCCACCTTGTTAATCTCAAATCCATTAAATAGATTAAAGTAATTCTTAGGTGCCTGAGGCGAAGGGTCAAATGTGATACCGCACACATTCCTACGAGCAGGATTGCTACGCCAGATATTAAATGGGTTCTTCCTCTTTTTCTTGGCATTCTCATCTCCTTCATCCCACTCTTCTACGCAGGTAATCTGGAAGCACTCATACTGAAAACCCATATCCGCCATCTTCTTAATCTTGGGTTCAGCATAGCACGAATTGTCAAGAGGGTCCATAAAGATAACTTCACTGGTAGCATTGTTAAACGCTAACTGAGAGTTCATAAGGTCCATAAGACCCGCATAACTTCGGGCATCGTAAGTCTCTTGATAGACATTGCGAATACCCGAAGTATCTTCATTTGCCCAGAGGCGAAGGGTCTTCCAAGTCAGTTGCTCATCAACCTCCAACCCAGTCTTAAACCCTTCCCATTTCTCTTGTAGTGTCGCTATATTGCGATACGAATGCTCATTGGGATTACCACCCTCTAACTTCTTGTAAAGGGGGTCCTCGTGAGACCAACGCATCCAAAGAGCAAATCCCTCATCATCACCAACGAAATTGTTATGACACATAATACCGACGCCCAACCACTTGTTGTAGCAGTAGCGTTTCTGTGATTTTTCCAACTTGTCAATGTATGATGAGAAGAGTGATAAGTCAATCTTGCTATCAACTGATGTATCACCGCAAATGGCAGATGCCTCGCGTGCTTGCTCCTTAGACACTTTATCTTTCTTAGTCTTCGTAGCGCCCATAAGGGACGCTACATTAAAATACTTAGATGAGAAGTCTGCCCACTCATATACAACAATAGGAGCATCACCATTGTGAAGAGGGTTATGCTCTGCCTCAATGATGTTTGAGGCAGAAGGCATCTTGCGTCCAATCAGGTCCATAGCACCAATCTTACCAGTATCATTCTCATCACTGGGATTGACTGGGTCAATGATTTTCTGGCAACTAAGACCATTGGTATAGTCAGGCGTTCCCTTGATGTATGTATAGAAGTGATACCCCTTGGTCGTTTCGGTGTAGGGGGTGCCACTCTCCAAGAGCATTTGGAATACAGGATTGTCTTGATTACACTTGGACATCTCATCTAAATCTACTACGAAGAGGTCTGGAACTTGTTTGAGATATATGGAACAACAACGATACGCTTTATCACCACCCTCAGTCTTGTGAGCGAACCAAGGAGGTTCGGTGAAACCACGACCAGGATGTTTGGAATTACCTGACTTGCTATCAACGCCGTGGTTGATTTGCTCGGAACCCCAAGAGGGAAACTCATTGAGGTAGTGTTTCTTGTTGTCTGGGCGATTGTCGGCACCAATCGCCCACGAGTGACGCCACATCGGCACGCCATTATTCTCGGTCAGTTCCAGACGCTTGGCAAAATCAAGGATGTTCATATTACTCATTATATATTTATATATTATCTATTCTTTAATATGTTTTGTTCTATGTATGTTTTATGTGGGTTGAGTTTTTTTGCCTTTGTATATTTTCAGTCTAATGGTCTATGTGTGGTATGGTAGTTATTGCATATGCACGCAATTTAGCGGGCATTCGTGCAAATCGCACCAATGCCCGCCAGTTGCTTCTAATCTATTAATACACAGGGAATACAATTTATTTATACAAGAACAATCTATTGATTGGATGGATGGCGAGGGCAGAGACGATTGGTCCTAATGTGTCCAGTAGAACCACAGGCAGAACATCTCCTTACAGCAGGCGCTCGGCGCTGGCGGGCAGGGGCAACAGGTTCAGGGGCAAGTTGTAGAAAGTTCATATAATTAAAGGCAGGCAGGCGCACTCGTGGAGTGATAGTGAAAGACCTATGACCTTCCCAGAGATGAGGGAAGTTGTAGCGGATAATAGCATTCCTCCTACGAGCAGACCATCCAAACTCGTTCAGGATGTGAAACCATTGACTTGCTATCGTGCGAGCAGTCGGTCTATCCATACCGAAACCTCTTCGGCGAGTTCCAGCAACTCCAATAAACCCAGGCGACGCGCGTGGGAAGCGAACCCTCATATCTCTAAGAGAGTTCTGGAAGGTATCCTGAGCAACTCCGCCAGCAGGAGCAGGGGCAACTGCTCTAATTCTATCTCTAACTACTGGGTCTTGGGTGCCGTCGTTCCAGTCAAACATAGGTTCTCGGCATTCAGCGCATTTCTGGTTCTGGGAGCGGGCATCTGCCATCATTCTATCATAGCAGGTTCGGCAGAGGGAATGGGAGTTTTCACAGACAATAGTGTCTGGGACAGCATCATAGCAGATAGGGCAAGGTTCTCCTGCTTCCATCGTGAGAGGGTTGTGTTTTTTTGCTTTTGTATTTTCTTATCAATGACTTGTGTGGTGTGGTAGTTATTGCATATGCATCCATTTTAGCGGGCATTCGTGCAAATCACATCAAACCAGGGCAACCAGGGTAAAAATACATAAATAAAGTATAAATATAAAATAATTTTATTAATGTAATATTTCAGGTTCAGGTGCTGGTTCTCCTGGCACCAATGCTTCCTTTGGTATCATAGGATAAGTTCCCTCCCTAATCTCTTCATCACTTAAAGAAGGTCCTTTCTTTGGAGAGCGTTTAATTGTATTTGCCTTTGCCACATCCCCTTGTTCTTCTTCATCCTTAGGTTTTTCATCGGGTGGCGGTTCTCGTGAGCAATCAAAAATATAACAATTATCGCTACAACCTATACGACACTTACAAGCACATCTGCTCTGCCAGATAACTAATAATAAACTACCTATTGCCCCTAACACAAGAACAAATGCTCCTGCGAGTTGGTCAATGCTCATCTTATCAACTTCTATTAATTCACCATCATCACTCATATTTATATTAATATATTATAATTTTATTTTTGTAATTTTTCTAATAGCATAGTGCTGAACAGAAGTTCCCGTTCCAATTCAGTCTTTAATCTATTAATTTCATTCTGGCAATCTTCTATAATCTTAGTGTGAGCATCAGCAAACTTTTGTAGCGGAGCAACAGGTTCCTGAGGTGGTGGGTCTTCTACGACTATATCTGCCTCAGGATTATCTGCTATGTATTGTTCCAAGTCAGGGACAACAATTAAATCATCCTCAGTAGGCATATCAATACCAGGTGGATTAAGTCTCATTAGATATGTATTCTTTACCTTAATAACCTTATCTGTTGTAATTTCACCAGATGAAGTAGAAACAGAGACTTTCACATCACTATAAGTTGGATTAATAGATTGTAAAAAACCTGTCTTAAACTTTTTATATTTTCCACCTGTAATCTTATATTCTTCACCTACGATGAGATGAAGCAGGGGGTCTGCCTTTTCTACAAGATGTCCATTCTCATTGATTTCAGCATCATAACAATTTCCGTGTTGGTCTGTGAGAGATAGTTGCTTTTTCATACTTTCAGCAAATTGATTAGTTCCTTCCATTTTATTATATGCATATTAGATAATAATTCTTTAAATTATTTTAATTTTATTGGTCAGTCAATGAATAATCTTACTGCCTTTGTGATGTCTGCTCGGCAATAAGGACACGCCATAGTTCTCCCTGATTGTATCATACCATTATAACAATCAGCACAATTAGTATGACCACAATTATATATGACTGGTTTTCTCATACCACATTTAACCTGACTTTCTTGACATATTCCACAAATGAATAATTTATTTTCATTTTCTTGTTTTTTTATTTCTTCTTCTGTTCCAGTGAAGACAGGGTCTTCTTGTAATTCTAATAATGTTGCTGTGCTACCAGGAACTGCTGTCTCTTCTGTATTACCTTCTAAGAAACACATAAGAGCATATTTAGTTCGTGAGGCATTGTATGCGTGCTTATTTGATTTCTGTTTCCAAGAGGCAATACATTTATGACATTTAGCATTCTTACAATTTGTCTTCCAAGTATTTCGTTCTGTTGGCATTCTATTATAGTTTTATATCTCCTCTATTCTTTAATATCTTTTTCTCATTCCAATAAAACTAAAATAGTTTAAAGAAATAAATATATAGTTTGCATATATACAATGGAAGCAACGCTCCTCAATAAAATTAATGAATGGAAAACTGGTCGTGGTCTGGAACCATATAGCGACAAGACTATTGCTAAGTATCTTGCTGATGTCAGGAAACTTGCCCCTCCCAACTACGATAATATGCTATGGGCGAATGATAGTGAAATGGTTGCTGAGAAACTCAAAAACTTTAAACCAACTACTCAGCGAAATTATTATAATTCTCTGCTTGTCTGCCTTTATGCATCAGGGATGGAAAAGGGTAAGGGTATTGCTGAGGTCTATGAAGCAAAGCGAGATTTACTTAATGCCGAATATGACAAGATGAAAGGGGCAAATACTCCTGCTCAACAAGAAGTCTTAAAGAATGTATCAGCACAGACAATTGATAATATGCTGAAAATTATGGAGAAGGACCTTAGAACTCGCCAGACACATATGGCATACGCAATGATTAATATTTATAAATATTACCAGTTTAGAAATGATGTAGCAGGGATGGAAGTATTCCCTAATGATATCTTTGATGAAATTGAGGAGACGGAAAGGTCTAAGACTAATTACCTTGTATTAGGAAAACCACCAGAGAGTATGAGTTTCGTTCTTAATAAATATAAAACAAGCAAGAAATATGGTGAAAAGACTATCCTTATTGAGCATCCTGAATTACAAGTAATTATGAAGAACTGGATTAAATATAAGATTAATGGTGATTGGAGTAAATTAGAAGATAAAGTAATCTATCTGTTTGATTGGGCAACAGGTAATCCTCTTACACGAAATGATATCTCACATCTTCTCAGTGAAACATTCCAGAAGTATCTTGGATATTCCATCTCTACTACACTACTCAGGAAGATTTATAATAATATCCCTACTGATATCAATGACGCAAGTGATGATGAAATGAAAGAACTTATCAAGCAAGCGAATGCCTCTGGTCATTCTATGCAAACTAAGGGTGCGGTTTATTCCAAATAAATTAATCTATTAAAGGTTATAATGAAAGGGACAATCTATAAAATCATTAATAAAACTAAGAACACTTGTTATATTGGTAGCACTATACAGAAATGTCCTAAGAAAAGGTATTGGAGACATAAACAAGATTGTAATATGTCTCGCTACGAAAATCTCTTTGATGATGACACTGATTTTATTATTATAACAGAAGTAGAATTAAATAATAAAACTGAATTAAGAGAATTAGAACAATTCTTTATTAATGTAGCAAATAACTCTGGTGAAAATTGTATTAATAAAAATTGGAGTTATGTTCCTGACCACTTAAAGGTTCAGCGAAAACGGATGTATTGTAAGAAACATAATCAAAGTGAAAAAGGTAAAGAGAACAGAAAATGGCAGGGTTGGCGTCATTATCATAGGAAAAATATTAACACAGAAATATTAAAATATTTTAGTAAATTATAATGGCAACTAACAAGGAGAAGTTTAATCGTAAATATGGATTTGAGAAAGGTTCAGGACATTCTGTCGCTGAGATATCAAGAAAGACTGGTATATCTACATCAATACTAAATGAAGTAAAAAATAGGGGCAGAGGCGCACGCAAGTCTAATCCAGGTTCTGTGAGAAATATGAAAGGTGTGAAGGGTGGAGCAGGAACTAAAATGTCAGCAGACCAATGGGGTCAAGCAAGGATATACTCTTTCGTTATGGGAGGTAAAACTCAATCTACTGCTGATAAAGATTTATGGGCAAAAGCAAAAGGGAAAAAACCCCAAAAAAACTTGGAAAATAAAAATAAAAAAAAATCTACTAACTCTTTAAATGGCAAAGAAGGCACCAGCAAAGGCAAAACCAAAAGCAAAGGATACAAAAAGTGATGGAAAACCTCTGTATAAACCTATGAAATCTACAAAAGCAGGAAAGAAGAAAATGGTATATGTTAAGTCTGCATCAGGTGGTAAGAAATTAATACATTACGGAGATAGCAGTATGCAAGATTTCACACAACATAAAGACCCTAAGCGGAGGGCATCTTACCTCGCGCGCGCGAAGGGTATTAAGAAGAAAGATGGTTCTTATGCTTATAAAGATAAAAACTCTGCTAACTACTGGGCGGTCAAAGACCTATGGAAAGGTTAGTCAAAACTTAATACATAATTACCTTGTGATTTAGTCATCTTCGCTAAACCATTAGTCTTAATTCTCTTTTTTCTATCTAATCTCTGCTGACATCTATATGTTATGACAGGAGTGATTGGTTCATCTAATTCACTCCAATTACTGAGTAATTTTAATGCTCTGCGAATTGTTGAGATATCACCATACTTACGAATATAAATAGCATCTTCCAATACCTCTTGTTTCTCTTGATATGTAGTAGCACCCAGGCAATATCCCGCAACCCTACAAAAGAAGACAATATGTTTCGCTTTATCTATTACAATATCTTTCTCCTTGATACTTAACATCTGTTTAGGACTTGGGTTTTTAAGATAACTTCTTAACTCATCTAAGTCTTCTACATCAAAATAATCTAATTTAGGTTCTATTGTATTAATAGTTCGTAAATGTAAATCTAAAAATGTAGAGAGAGTATCTTTATTTAAGTCTCTATAATTGTCTATATCCTTTATATCATAAACTTCTATTATTTCTATTAAGTCCTTCTTCGTGTGTGATTTATGTATTACCATTATTTTATTATAATAAATATATTATTTATAGTAAATGCCAACGCTCGCAATGAATGCTCCGCTCCCAAATGCACGCAAAAATGCCCCCCAACCGAAGTCAGGGGGCAAATCTGCTCTAACGAAGAACTCTGCTAAATCTAAACGAGGATATCAAAAGAAAAAGATGGATTATTGGAATAAGAAAGGGAAAAAATCTAAGAAATAATTTTATTCACGCAAGGGTGGGAGTAGATTTATCTACTCACTCAGCAGGTTTCTGCCAACAATACACATAGTCTTTCTTCTTGCCTGATTGCTGACCCATCTGTTGTAGAAAGTCAATCCTATCTTCACACTCTGGATATTCATACTTACCAACCAGAGTATCATAAATCTTCGGTGATACATTCACAGCGACCCAGCACGCTGGTTTCACCATATGAAGCATCATTTTTATCATTGGGATGAGGAAGTTAATATAATAATCATCGTCATCCACAAATACCTTCATACCATTATAGACCTCCAAGTTGTTGTAAGGAGGTGAAGTAAATGAGAAATCAGCACTACCCACTTCTTCGGCAGGTGGTGGTTCCACACAAGAACGATGGAATACATTACATTCTTCCCATTGTTGGTCTGTAATCAACTTGTTATCGTGAAGATAATTCAGGAGGGCATCGGTCCTTTTCTTGATGATTGGGTTGGTATCACATCCAGTATAGATATGACCAGCACTCAGGGTGCCGAGTAGGCGACCAGACCATCCAGCACAAGGGTCAAAGACCCTCTTATTGCTTTCTGCGGTCCCAAGTCCGCAGAACCTCTGGACCAGATGCTTGGCAGTCGTAGGTTTAAAGAATGTAATTGCCTTGTTCAGTTCATAGGCATCCCTGATAGTTGGTTCCTTACCTTTGCGTCTGTCCATCTTACAGACACGCTCCCAATATTTCTGGGGGTCTTTTTCATATATCTCTATCAAGTTGGGACCACCCTTGTATCGGGTTTCTATAAGACCTACCTTATCATAATGATATACTATCTTGTTGCCAATAAATGAGTTCTTGTTCTGGGAGGCATCATACTTACAGAGTTTATTGTATTCTTTCTTCCTTTCCCCGAGTTCCATAGATAGTTCATCAAGCAGAGCGAGGTAGAAGTCTCCACGAGATGGTATCTCCATCTTGGCGCCAGGACCGAATGTCTCGGTGTCTTCGCCGAGGATGAAGCATTTGTATTTGTCTCCTTTGATGTAAGGCATTTCTACTGATACTATATATATATATTTTGTCTTTAATATGTTTTATGGGTGGCAGTTGGTTAGTTATTGCATATGCATCCGTTTTAGCGGGCATTCGTGCAAATCAAGCACCCATAGTGTGAAACCATAGCAACCAGGGTAAATATACTAAAAATAGAATAATATATTTATTTATACTTTATAACTTTATTTTAGTAATTACCCCCTGGTTGTGGTGGTTTCATCAAGACTTCTGCTTTCCTTTATTTTTCTCTAATCCTCGCTTTTTGCCCCTCACTTGTAATGGGTCCATCTTCTGCTTGCGATGCTTCTTCTTATCATCAGGAATAGGTTTCCGTTTTTTATTTTTACTTTCATTATAGTCCTCAAATACATCTTTTGGTTTTACCTTCTTATCTTTCTCTATACCTTCTAAGATATCAAATTGCTGTATAGGGTCAGGAACACCCATACTATCATTAGGATTATGAAAGAATGTAATACTCTTAACTTCCTTCTTCTTCTTGCTGTCGCCAATTCGTTTTCCCTTATTCACCATTATTTATTTTATTATATAAAATATTTTATTTGTAATAATATAAAATGAGTTTAGTAATTTGTAGCAACCGACAAGCGGAATATGAGCGGAATACTTTAAATCCAGATGATGCTTGGTCCAAGCAGACTGGAATACAGAACCCTGCTGATTTTAGTAATCATCTCGTTAATCCAATGAAATTACCTCCTAATACAGAAGTTGCTGTTGCCTCTGTGAAATTAAAAAGACTTAATGCTTATGATGTTAAAGATGATGATGTATTTTATTTCCAATTAGGAACTGCTCTGGAAAATAACAAAGCAGATGGATTAATGTTTAACCACCAAACTACATCTATTCCTCATAAAGTAAGAGTAAAACCTGGTGTATATGCTCCATCAAGATTTAAGGATGCCTTAGAAGTCGCTATTAAAGAGTGCTTAACTCATCCTAACTATTTTGAGAAATGCGAAGTTCATAATCATTATGTATCAGGTGTATGGTCAGGATTTCAGTTTGTATTCTCACAGCATCTTAAAGATGCTGGAACAGAGAAACGAGGTAGTTTAGCATCATTCCAAGGTTATCATACCGACACCACAAGGAACTCCTCTAATGGTGGAACTGAATGGACTATTAGTGATGAAGCAGTAGGTGGAGCAGGGGCAGGTGGTTTTAAAATTACTCGTGTTAAAGACCACGAAGCAGACCCAACTGCTCCTGATTATGATAGTAATTACTCTACACAATGTGCTGTTATTAATACAGATGCTCCTATGCATCTACAAGGTGGTGAAGTCCAATTTACATTAGCGGAAATAGGAAAAGAAGGTAATGTATCTAAAAGTAGAGACCAAAGAGCATCTCATTTCTTCTTTACTCGTCCATATTCAGTAGAAGCAGGAGGTCCAGGACCTAATAGATTTGCTGTTCCTAATAAAAAGGATATTAATAAATACTTTATGGAGGAAGATAGAATGTTCCACGCTGATTATGTAGTCAGTTGGGCAAGACAATTACAAGGAGATTTAACTGAGAAATATGCTCTGTGTCTTCATCAAGCAGTATGGGACCCAGATGAAGGGGAAAGTGGTGGTATAGTAATGAGAGAAATAAAGTATTGGACTGGTGTGCCTGCTGGTGATGATGGTGCTACTAATCCTGTAAAGGCACAAATTACAGAAGATAATTTAACTCCTAATTATACAACGATTGGTGATGCCACTGGTTATTTTCTTTGGTTAAAGATGGAGTTTGTTGGAACTGGTATGAAATTAAGTATAGGACACAAGACGAAAGGTGCTGATGCTCTTACTGGTAATTTTCCTAATTCCTTTAAAGTTGTATGTGATACCACTAAGGTCGCTAACAGAAATGTGACGAGCGCATCCTTCACACCAATTTCACAGAATAAAGAAGCATTATATATGGGAGCATCTATGCAATTTCCAACAGCAGAGATTAAGATTAAGACATTAAAGTCATTTCATAATGAAGCGACCCACGCTAACTATCAGTTCGGCACAACTTACAATCCTGATAACTCAATAAAAAGTGAAGCAATTGGTTCTTGTTATTGGTGTAAATCTGTATGGAGAGAAAGTATAGACCCATATGACTTACATAATGCTTATTTATTAGAAAGTCGGGAAAACCAGACCGCCAGTGCTTTGTCTCCACCGAAATATGTAGATGTTAATACAACTGCTGATAGTTTAGAAATGAGCAGAGCATTAATACTTAATACTCCTCTTTCACAGAAAGAAGAGTTAGGTGTTTATTTCCCGTCGCCTGGTGCTAAGATGGCAAGATATCTTGGGTTCCATAATTACTCCGTAGTTTCCTCATCATTCACAGGTAATCTATTTGAGGATGATGGAACAACAGCAGATACAGACCCAGCATTCATATATTCAGTTAATTCTCATAGTGTTCCTGAACTTCTTAAACATAGTTGCTTTATTAAATCTCCTTCATTAACTGGACAATCATTTAACTTTGCTAAATCTAAACCTTCACAGATACTTTATCATTTACCGAAGTTTGATAATTCTGGTGAAGATGATGGTGAATTATATTTCATATGTCCTGATAGAATATATATAGACTTAAAGAATATTGATTTCATCAACTTAAATCAATTACACTTGCAGATATGTGATAAAGATGAAGTCCCTGTTCAGGATTTAGTAGGTGAAACTATTATTACATTACATTTTAGACATAAAAGCGATAGATATTAATAGAAAAATAGAGTATTAATAGTTTTTAAGATGTTCTATTTTAAGATATTACAGATAGAAAAATAGAAAAGTATTAAAATTATATTTTTGTATTTTTTTCTATTTACTCTATATAAATGGATATGCTTGATATTAAATTACCACCTGAACCTGAACCAGAAGTTGAGGAAAAACCTACTCTTGTTATCACTGAAACTGATGAGGGTGAAGAAGAATTAGCACCTGCTGGTGAAACAGAAGAACCTGAAAAGGAATATGTCCCAGATGAAGAGGTTTTTAAAGACGCACCACAAGTAAAGAAAGTTAAGAGGAAACCAAGTGAAAAGCAACTCGCTCATTTAAAGAAAATGAGAGAAAAGAAAGAAGCAAATAGAAGACAGAAAGAAGAATGGTTAGAGGAACAGAAATCTAAACAGAATAAGTTTGTGAAACAAGAGAGAAAGCAAACCAGGGCAACCAGGGCAAAACAACCTATTATTAAACAAAAAGTAGAATATGTAGATGAACCAGATATCCAGCATTATGATGCTGGTGGTGGTGGTCAGGGAGAACCAATCAATTCACGCTATGCAGAAGAAGAAGAAGTATATTATGAACCTCAGCAACCATCAATGTATCAATTATCTGCTGAACAAATACAACAATTACAGAGAAACGCAATTGCCGATTATGATACAATAAGACAACAGAGGCAGGCGAAGGCAAGAGAACAGATTAGACTGAAACAAGCAGAACAAAGGGAGAGACAAACTCAGCAACAAGTGTTCGGTCAAATGAGAGGGGCAACTGGAAATTATGACCCGAATGACCCATTCGCCAATTGTTTTCAGTAATTTATTTTTCTAACTTTATTTTTATATTTTACATACTATAAATATGTCAAGTAGAGGAACGACTAAGGCAGGTAGTTATGGAGGTCGTAGATTTCGCGAAAAACAGGCAATCACCACTAAACAGCAAAGACAACTTGCTAAGGATATTAGTAAAGAAAAGAGGGAAAGGGCGCCAACAACTATGAAAATTAGAGATGATTTACCTAATCCTGCTCGGTTCCAAAGTAGAGGTAATGTTCTTAATGCTCCTCTTGGAAGAGGAGGGGTAGGACTTGCTAATCCTACATATCAAGATATGGATGCTGATGAAATACCTTTCGTTGGAAAGAAACCATTTGCAGCATATTCTCAGTCAAGAGATGCTCGCGCTTTGGATATACAGAGAACTATTAATACAATGCCATTAAGACAAGATGCCTCTTACTTAAACTTAATTAGACGAGAAGTAGAACAAGCACATAGAGAAGAATTATACCCAGATATGGAGTTTGAGGATTATGCTGAACAAGAAGATATAGAAGATGCTGGACCTCAGGCAGAAGCAGGTGAAGTCATTGATGAAGAAACTGGTGAAATGGAATATGGAACGGCACAACCTGATTTTAGTGGATTTAATGAGATTGATGATTTAGGTTTTGACCCATTTACAGAGGACCCTATTGATGATGAAATCGCTGGCACTGATAGTGATGAAGAAGCAGAGGCATTCGGTAGAGCATTAGACAAAGCAGGCGAGCAGAGGAACTTAGCAGAGGAAATACAGAGGAGAAAACAAGCAAGACAACAAATGAATATGTCTGTTCCTGCTGGTGAGAGGTCTAAACCCGCAGGTGGTATTTTTATTAGAGGTTTAGCACCAGAAGATAAAATGCCTACTAAATACCCAATTGAGCAATATAAGAGAAAGAAAGCAACTAAAAAGGAAGGTGGTGGAACTAAATTAGATATCGGTGCGAAGGGTAATCTTAAACCTACTGATGAATACTTAGCATTACAAGAAGGTCGTGTATTAGATAGAAGGTTAGGTATGGCAGGTAGAGATATTGAGACTGGAACTCGTAGTAGAGTTAAGTTATCAACAGATAAAACTGCTAAGCGAGTTTATGACTTAGGAGAAGGACCTAAGAGAGACCCCCGAACTCGTAAAATACTTACGGATAAGAAAGGTAATCCTAAATTAGAAAAGAAATCTCTTACAATTGCTCCAAGACAAAAACCAGTAGAAGAGTTCTGGGGAGTAGATAGAAAAGGTATGAGTAGAGAAGAGGATAACCCAGCAACAAGAGACCCATATGAAGGTCGTAGAAATGTTGCTAAGGAACCAGGTAAGAGAGCAACTAAAAGTAGAGAAGCAGATACTAAACACGCTCTGTATGTTAAATCACAAAGAGAAAAAGACCCTAACTATGTTCCCAGAGGTTTTGATGTATTTTCATATGGCGCGGGTATGTCTGTATATGATAAGAAAAGACCTAAGCAAGAAACAACAGATGCTCAATCATTAAATCCAATACAAAATACTACTATGAGTGAAACACAGCAATTAACATTCGGTGATGTTGGAGAAGATGAATATGAAGCATTAACAGACTATGAACCACAACCAGTTGCTGTTTCACAAGCAAGAAATAGTATTACTAATCCACCTATGTCTAATAGTAAAGCAGGCGCTACACCTATGAATACGACTTCTGGAAGTGGTGCTGGAAGAATGCCTCCTGGTATTATTAATCCAACTACTCTCAGTGATGAATTATTCGCACAAGCGAATGTCGGTATAAGAGAAGCAAACAAAAGGTTTAGACCTGAACCACCTATTTATGGATAGACACGAGTTATTATATTAATAATTAAATTATAATATAGTATTATAAATGGATAAATCATTACAACGAACGACTAAAAATGGTCCTGGTAAGAAACTCCAACAGATGGGCGCTCCTAAACCCGATGATGATACAGATGATAGTAGTGATGAAGAAAGTATGTTTAATGATGCTCCACAAATCTTAAAGGTCCAAGACCCACCAAAAGAGAAAGTTAAACCATTACATCCTCATCTTCCTCAACCGCCTGCTCTTTTATTGATGATATCACCAATTCGCACTGGAAAATCTACGATTATCAATAATTTATTATTAAATAGTAATTTCTTTGGTCAAGACTTCTTTGATGAAGTGATGTGTGTTTCACCAACTATTTATAATGATAAAACTTCTCGTTTCTTAAAGAAGGCATTTGATTGTTATGATGAATATGATGATGCTATTATTGATAATTTAATTGCGAAACAAGAAGCATATGAAGACCCACAAGATAGACCTGATATTGCTTTAATATTAGATGATATCATTGGATTGATTAGAAGAGAAGCGAAAGTTAATCATTTAGCGAGTAGATTTCGTCATTACAACATTAAGTTATTATTAATGTCAAGTCAAAACTATCGTAAAGTTAGTCCTGTCATTAGGTCTAATGCTACGAATATGATAATTGGAAGTCCTTTTCCAAATATGAAAGAACTTGGGAAAATTGCTGAGGAGATAGGAGACCAATTCGGTGGTGCGGATAACTTTTTAAAGATTTATTACACAGCAACTCCAAATAAATATGACTTTCTTTATTTAGACTTACAATCCAATCCTCCACTCGCTTATCGTAATTTTGATGAGGTAATAGCAGTTGGCGGACAGCATAGAGAAACAGAGGGATTTGAGACAGGAGACATAGCAGGGAAACAGGCAGAAGTAAGTGCATCCGTTCCTAAACAACAATATTAATTTTATTAATAAAATAAAAATTATATTTATACTAATATAAAGATGGATATAGGTAGTAGTGAAACTCTCGGTTCTATGTCAGGCGTATTGAGTTATGCGAGCGATTATAATGCTGTCCAGAAAGGTATTCACGAGAAAGCAGTGACGAAAATGAATACAGCAATCACTAATGCTGGATATAAAGGATATGCAGAAGGTAAATATGAAGAAGGCGATGCAGCAGTATCGGGTGTATTCGGTGGATTAGATACAGCAAGAACTATTGGTGAAGCAAGGAACTTTGATAGTCAAGTCGCTGGATTTGGGACTGGTAAAGGTGCCTCTGGATATCTAAGGTCTCAACCACAGATTATGAAAGCAAGATTTCAGCAAGGTAGTCTTAAAGCACAGAGAGCAGTTGGTGTGATTGATGATGATGAAGAATACAGACAAGCAGTTAATAATCCAAGGAAATTAGGTTTAACCCAAGATTTAGATGGAGATGGTGAATATACTATAAGAGGCGCAGATACAACTGGTGTTGAGTTCGGTAAGGACGCAGGTAAAGATGTAGAAGGTATTAAGGCATCGGCACAAGGAGAAGAAATGGCAAAAGCATCGGGTGGTGTTCTCGGTGCTACTAACCTACTTGGGGATAGCGGTATTAAAGGTTCTATGATTAAGAAGTTCGGTAAGTTTGCCAGCGACCTTCCCACTGGGCAACTATCTGCAGCTGCAGATGTCATCGGTAAAGGTGCTGGATTAGTTAGTGCTGGTCAGGCAATTTATGACTTATCTACTAATAAACATAAATCTGGTATAGATGATTGGAGTGATGGATTAGATTTAGTCTCTGCTGGTTTAGATACAGCATCTATTGCGATGCCTATGCTCGCTCCTGTTGCTGGTATTGCTGGCGTTGCTGCAGGTATCACTGGTTTCTTTAAAGAAGAAAGTGATACAAAAGAAGAACAAGATGAAATTAGAGATAAAGGACCAGGTAAAGATAGTCAAGGTTTAGCAGTCGGGGATTTAGCAAGTCAAGGTAAAGTCGCACAACAGAGTGTATCAGCATATTAATTTTTATGTTTTTTATGTTTTTTTTTATTATTATTTTTATATTTGTAATAATATAAAATGAGTTTTTGGAGCGCGAATGATAAGATACCAGTTCAGCAGACCAAGGTTGCTATTCCAGCAGAACACGGATTAGATTATACTTCGGGACAGAAAATTAATATTGTAGTTCCCCCAACTATCAAGTATTTCCAACCGAAAGCATCTTATTTAAGATTTGATGTAGAACTATTACAGAAGTTGGACCATCCAGTTAAACTAACGCTGGATGGAGAGACGGGTGCACAATGTTTAATCAGGGATATTAGGATATATTCTGGTGGTTCGGGTGCTGTATTATTGGAGGAAATACAAAATTACAATGTTCTAACTGCTCTAAAATATGATTATGAAACTAATGATGCTATTAAGAATAAACGCGCCATTCACGAAGGTTCATTAGCATACAATCCTTCTCAGCGAGGCACAAGGGGTTCTACTAAGACTGGTAGTTCTAACACTCGTCATAATCCATTCCATACTCCTTACGCGACCCCTACCGCAGGTTCTAAGTCAGTGACGGAGGCAGGAAGTGGTGTCTGGGGTGCTACTGGTAATACTAATAAAGCAGGTCAGTATCAAACTGCTAAGGTTCTATTGCCCCTTAATACAGGTATATTCCAGTCTCCTAAGGTCTTCCCCGCTCTCCTAACAGAAGGTCTGCGTATTGAGATTTTATTGGAAGATGCTGAGAGAGTATATCGTATCCCTGATAGTATGCATCCACATAGACGCTTAACATCGGGTCTTCGGTTTCATTCTATGGATGGGGTAGATGCTAATGTGACGAAAGTAGCAGGTAAGTTTCGCTCAGCAGATGCGACAGGTGCTGGCGCTCTTTCAGTCTTGTTTTTCCAGAGGGAAAATCAAAACACAAGTTTAGAGAACTTACCATTCTGTATTGGGCAGAAGGTCGCATTCTATACAGACCCTGGTGCGAATGATGACCCACTCACAGATACAACTTGGGCAAAGAAATATGCCAATCCAGCAGAGATTAAGCGGGTGACGACAGATAAAGAATTGATTATTAAAGATATAGAAATAACTGGTAATGGTCTTGTTAAATTGACTTTTACAGAGGGCACGATTTCGCCTAATACTAATGTAGATAGCACACACTACTTATGTGATGATAGTGTCATTGATAGTGCTGTCGGTGCCGATGAGAATGCTGGTGTTGGTGCTTCTACTTCTATTAATTTAGATTACAAGATTAAGAATACTGAACTTATCTTACAGACACTAACTATGCCTCAGGGATATACCCAGAGACTAATGAGTATGATGTCTGCTGGTGGAGCAATGAATTATGATATGCTTTCATTTACTAATTATAAATACTCTCAACTTAAAGGTGATAGAGTTATGAATATGAGACTTCCTCTCAATCAAACAAAGGCAAAATCTATTCTATGTATTCCTACGGATAGTTCGGTATATACTACGAGACAATTGCTCGCTGGTGTTCCAGACGCAGACCCTACTAAATATAAACAGCAAGCAGGCGCCTATCCTGCCTTTGATATGGATGATACTTTAACTTATCAGGAAACTATTGATGATTGTGATAGAGGACTTCTCGCTAATCGCTCAGGTTTAGTCGGTATTGCTGATGAAGCAAGTGATTATCAGTTCTTCTACAATGGACAACTTAATCCTAACAGACCAGTTGATTTAACTAAGATATCTCGTAGAATTGGTGTCCAACAGCAACCTCTTATTGAGAATGAGAAAGCACTTGCTATGGCGGGTATTACTCCTCTATCATTTATGAAGTTTAGGGAGAACTTCTTTATTGGACGCGCACTCGCATTACAGCAGGGTGTATATAATACATCTGGTAGAGACTTTAATTTACAAGTGAATTATCAGGGAACTCGCACACCTGTTAAGAATAAACTATGGAATAACTTTGTCGCTCATATTAGGAGAATTGTTGTTCAGGGAGATAGTGTAGTCGTCCAAATCTAAACCAGGGCAACCAGGGTAAAATAACTAAAAATAGATATAAAATAAATATTATAATTTTATAAAGATTTTAGTAATATTTAAGATGGTTCGGGTGGTTGAGTGAAGACTTGATTTTTTCATAATTTTATTTTTTATCCAATTATTTATTTATATGTATTAAGTATAAATGAGTATTCCTACGACTAATTTGCACATAACTCCAAGCAATGTATTAAGTTCAGGTAAGATATCCTATAAATCTGGTAATCCAGTAATACAATTTATTATTGGCGAACAAGGTAGAGGTCTCTTAGGACAGAGTTTAAGGTTCTGTGGTGATTTCCGCCTCTTTAAGTCATCAGCAGAAGATATCAATGATGGCACATTAAATATGGACCCTCGCCTCGGTGCATATTCATTAATAGACCAATTGGTCATAAAATCCCAGAAAACCCACGCTGTAATAGAGCATATAAGGCATTATTCTCGTATGATGGCAAGTCTATTACCATACACATCAAATGCCCAGGATGGATTAGGGCATATGTCCCAGACAGCATTTACGATGCCTGATTTTAATTTAGGTAAGACAGGAACTACTATGTTAAAGTCTGGAAAAAAGACTGGTAATAACTTCTGTATGCATTTACCCTGTGGTCTGTTTAACGGAACTCAGGCAATACCACTTGATACTACGGGTGGTCTCTTAGTAGAGATACACCTTTCTCCCGATACACAGGTAATCTTTAATGAAAGTGGCGCAATTGATGCGAATACTACTGCTTTCTATGAATTAAGTAATGTATTCCTTTGTGCCGAAGCAACCGAAGCAACTTCACCACCAGGACCAGGAACATTTGAGTATAACTCTGTATCCAGTTATTTCACATCATTTAACTCAACGAATGCTATTGTTAATTTTAATTTAGGATTAAACAATGTATTAAGTGTATTTGGTAATTTAATTCCTGCTCAGTATATTAATAATTTAGGACATAATGGAACTGCTACTCTGTATCCAGTGAATAGTAATGGTATTCCTGCTACAATCACTCAGGCAGTTTTCACCAGAGGTGGTGAGAAGTTCCCATTAGAGTTTAATGTAGATACAATACAGAAGGGAGATGAACTGAATAATGACCAGCAGTCAGTAGATGCTCAACTCTTTATGGAAGGTATATCTGCTGTAAGGAAGTTTAGTAATTTAAGCAGAACTATGGTATCACCAAGTAATACATTTATCCCTCCTACTTCGTCAGTCGCAAATGATGGCACAGAATTAGCGAAACCAGATGGAGGAAGTATGTTTATTTTAGGAATGAATTATGACGCAATCTCAAATCAAGGAGTAAGTTTTGCCACGCAGAACTGGGGTCTTAATCTTACGACTAATCTTACTACTGATTTCCCACACGCTATGTTCTTATATGTTCATTCTAAAAATACTCTTGTATTTGATGGACAAGGTGGGATGCAAGTTATGTCATAAATAAAATAATCTTTAATACTTAAAGGAATGCCAGAAACCGAAAGAAAGAAATATTATCAACATAATTATCCATATCCTGATGGTTCTAAGAAAAGAGGTAGAAGAAGTAAAGAAGAACAAGAAGAATATATTAAGTCTCAGCAATTAAAAGTAGTCAAGAAGACTACAATATTAACATTTGA